TGATGCGAAGCAAAGGTTGTTTATTTTGGCGACGCCAGTTCTATGAAGTCGGTTTAAGACCTCGCGGTACACGCCTAAGAATGTCTTAATGTCGTCGGGTATTGAATCAATTTGGTCGTTAAGGTTTGAACTGTCAATAACCGCTTGAACCGATGGGTCTTCGGACATAAATCCCTTACCCGCGATCATTGCAACGATGGAACGAATGAGTACGCCGTGAACGGGCGCACTGTTCTTCAGTTCTTGCAAATACTTTGGGTACATATTATCGTCGCCGTAGTTTATCCAGCCCTTTTTATCCAGCTTGGTAGCTGGCGATACGGGTTGATACACGGCAAGTTCAATGCTCTGTACTTGCGATTGCTTATTGGGTTGCTTATTTGGGGTATTTTCAGCCATTTATGTCGAGGGGTATGTCAATGATGGGTTCGTCGAAGTATTCTGTGGTATCATTCATTCTTACCGTTCCTATTGCCACGCTACCAACAACCGAACTATCATTCGGGTTTAAGTTTGATGCGCTGTTTTGGCCGTAAATTTCGTAGCGGTAGGTGCCGCCACGGGTAAGTGTTACCGTTGTAACCGTTAGGTTAGTGATACGGTCGTTTTCATAGACAATCGCCGGAACTTGCGCAAGCTGCACACCGCTCTCACCGTTGTCGTCTTGGGTAATGATAAGAAGGTAATGCGTAAACGCACTACTTAGCACTTGGCGCATCTCCCTCAATGAGAGTAGCACCGTTTGATTCGCTTGGTTTGCGTTTAGTGTTATCATTTACCGTGATTAAATGAGGGTACTTTGGGTGCAGTTCTGCAAGTCTTGCTTGCGACAACAAAGATAAGTTAATCTCTTTGCCGTTGGACACTAGGATAGTGTTGTCTTTAGCCTTGTATTTCATTTTGTGTGAATAAAAAAAGGGCGGGCTATATACCCGCCCCTTTTCGGTTGTTTGTTTTGGTTATGATGCCACCACGTAGGGAGGATCAACCGTTACGTCGTTGAAGTTATCGAAAGGAACTTCGGTGTAGGTTTCGAGGTGTTCCGCTGCGTTACGCTCTTGCCCTGTGAATACGAGGTTATAGCCGTTGAAATCGCCTTTTGCCGCGCCTGTTGTCCAATCTCCGCTTGATAGTTCAAGACCATCAAGACGGCCTGCCATTAAGATGTTATCGTTGCTATCGCGAACGAATACGGTGATGGCTCGGTTGCGAGCGATGCGGTCAAGTTCTTTGCGCTTGTCAGCCGATAAGCCTTGCAATACAGTTGTTACTGTCTGCGTAAACAACACACCTCCGTTTGCTGATTCCACGGCCTCAATGAAAGACGATGTGCCTAGCTTGGTATCGATCTGATAGCGGTACAAGGTTACTGTGGGCAGTCCTGTTACCTCTCCTGTTACGCTGTCGATGGTTACGCCTGTCGCGAAATTGGAAGTTGGCGAAAGGAAGATTTCCTTTATACCACCTACTCCTTCTTTGCAATCGAAGGTAAAACCTTTGGTTAAATTACATGCCATTTTTTCAAGTGGTATTTAGAAAGCGGAGCAGTATTTCTACTACTCCGCTGTCAGGTTAATGATTAAGACAATCCGGGGCCGTATGCGGCGATTTCGTTACCGAAACCATACTGCGCGCCCGCGAAGAACTTCGCCGAGAATCGTACGTTCTCTTCTGCGAATTGCTCCATGTCAACAACTTGTATGTTGTTGTAGTCGCTCTCCACGTTTGTCCCCCACCAAAGGTTTGACTTTTGTGCCGCGATCATAACGTTGTCAGGCATACCGGGGCATATCGCGATGTCATAGATACCCATGAACGTTGGGGCAACTGCTGCACCGTTGTAGGTGTACCATCCGTTACCCGTTGCAACGTTTGCTTGGCGGTAAAGGTGGAATGCCTTTTGGTTCATGTACACAAGCGGCTTCTCGATTGAGTTCTCAACGGCTGTTGGAATTTCGGCAAGTAGCAACTCGATCTTTGCAATGATGTTTGAAACTGTCAAAGCCACGGGCGAGGCAACAAAGTTTACCGTGTTGTCTGCGTCGATCAAAGTAATCAACCCGTCGTACTGACCAGTCGTTCCATTGACACCGCTCCACATGATTGTTTCGTTGATTTGCGCGATCTTACCGATCATCTCTTGCACGAGTGCCTCTTGCAAGTTTGTTGGAAGGTCGCCGTTCTGTGCTGCGCGAGCATCCCAATCTGTCAAGAAATCCTTTTTGCAGAGTTGCAACTGCACTTGAAATTTCTCCAAGGTCAATATGCGCTCGTCGATTGTTACCGTGTTGGTCGGGGTAAAGTCGCACGTAGCAGCAGCAAAGGAATTGATGTTTGTTGTCAAACGTTTCACGACTTGCTTGTAGTCGATGTTTGGTTTGATGGTTACGAACTGTGTTGAACTGTTCGCGAGTACGGCGGCAAGAAGGTAATTACCCGCTTCTTTACCTGCGTAGGTTGTTGTTAGTGAAGTAGTTGTTGGCATTTTCTATTGGAAAGTTTTGTTTAATTTGCTGATTGTTTGCGAAGTTTTTCAAGGTTGAAGTTCACCTTTTCGGCGTACGTCATTTCGGCGTATGGCTTTTCAGCTTTATCGGCTGCAAGCTTTGTTTTTTCCTTAGTAGAAGGAGCGGCTGGTGTTGCCTTAAGTGCCGTGATTTGCTTGTTTAGTTCGGTAACCTTGCCCTCGGCTGTTACTGCCTTGGTGTTGGCTGCTGCGAGTGCTTCCTCGCTTGCGGCAAGCTTACCCTCGATCTCGGCAAGTCGGTTTGATAGTGCTTCGATTACTTTGGTAACCTCTGCGCCCATTTCAACCTCTTCCTCTTCCATTGGCTTCATTTCGGCAACAATGCCGTTTTCACCGATTACGATGGTTGAACCGTCCTCCATTGCGTACTCACCCGCAGGGGCGAAAATCTCGTTACCATCTGCATCGACGGTGTACACCTCAACGCCTACTGCGAATGCTTCGGCTGGTGTTGACATTACTTGGCCGTCGGCTGTGTTGGCAGAGGCAAGCATCTCCTTTTTTTCTTCACCAAGGTTGATGGCCTTAAGCCCGACCTTCGCGAGAATAGCGTTTACTTGTTCTTGAATTTTTGACATTTGCAATAGTTTTCCTAAAATAGAATCATTCTAAATATTAGGCTAAAAGCAAAATAATTTTGACAGAGTATCTTTTATTTGTATGTTTGCCAAACCATTAAAACAAAAACACAATGCAAAGAACTATTGAGTACATCGACGGGATTTACGTCGTAACCAAAACCCCTGATTTTATCGAACGTCTGTTCGGGGTAAAAAAGAAAGTAGACCGCTATCGCTGGCAGGGAGGTGCATTCGTCCACTTTCCCCACATCAAAGTGTTTTACCATGAATCGGGGCGCGCACTGAATTGGGACGACCCGTTAACGATTGTGCTTAACAGCGAAGAGAATAACCGAGAAAATAGATTCTAAACACAAACACCATGAAAAAACCACCAAAGAACACCTACGAGTTCAACGTAGACGGCAAGCGTTTCTACGCACGTGTATTTAACATGGGCAACAAGCCCGATCGCGCCTCTTGGCTTAGCGTAGAGAGGTATCGTGTGACACTTGAATTAAAAGACCAGTTAACTGTTCGCGAAGAGCAGCTCGCAAAACAAAAAAAAGAATTGCACGATTGGAAGGTAGCTTGCTTTTGCTTCGCTCTACTGATGTGTGCGTTTGCTATTGTCACCGCTGATCTTTTAATGCCATGAGCCACTGCATAGTTACTGCTCTCAACGAGCGTCCTGCGATTAGCCGGGTAATGATTAACTGCGCCAACCGTTTGAACCTTCGGGTGTTCGCGGGCGTGCACTGTGATTCGGACGCGGCGGTTGTACAAGATTATGCGCGTGAGCATGAATTGTGCTTTTACGGGTTAAACGATCCTTCCGCTAAGTTTAATAAAGCCTTGCACCTTGCGTATAACGAGGGCTACGATCACTTCGTTATTATGGGCGACGATGATAGCGTGAGTAATGCCGTTCTGGGTGAGTACGATCACGCGGGGTTCTCGCGCAACCATTTCGTTGACACGCACACAGGTTCCGTTGGTCTTCACGACTACACGCGCAAGCATAGTTATCCAAAGGTAATCGGAGCGGGCAGGGTGTTATCACGCAAGGCGATTGAAGATACGTGTTTCGATGTAAGAGCGGAAGTTATTCGCGATCACGACGATCCGTTTTTGAGTTGGAAGGTTGGTAGCAAGTTGCATCTACCGTTTAGTGTGGCTAAAATGTTTGAGCGGTTGGGCGTTGTGAAGATCACAAGCGCCGACTACATTGGATTGTGGCCGCCGAATTTGAAGCGAGGCATGGATTGGCGCGCTGACTACCGCTTAATTGCTAGCGGGTACATACCTCATCTGATCGATAAGGACTACCAGCGCGTTCACGTAACAGATGTAAAGAGCAGCGTTAACATTTGGCCGTACTCGATCCTCGAAAAGTATTTGTCGGACGCTACAATCAGCGATGCGACTTGGTTTATGGATGAGGATGAGAAAGAATATTTACTATCTTTGATGAAGCACTAAACACATGAAAACAATTTCGGTTCTTTGCATCAAAAGTTGGAACAACGTATTGAAGGAGGGCGAAGTGTATCAAGCCACCCAAGCCGACAACAATTTGATTCTTGTTAAAGCTGGCAAAACCGAATTGATTTTTGATTCGGAGCCAAACTTTGGAACGAATATGTTTTCAGAACACCTAGATTTTCAAACACTAAACACAAATAAACAATGAAACACAAACTAACTCAAAAAGAATGGAACGACAAGCGGGATGCGTTCTTGTGTGCGATTATTCAAGGTTCTATAATTAGGGATGGCAATTATGGCTTTAATGGAGCGATTGATGTAACTAACACACTCACTTCTCGACTATACGAAGTGGTAGACCATAACGTTGACACCAACGAAAAGGTAGAAGACACCCGCCCGTTTAATCCAAAGGTAGTTGAGATATTCAACCAATATCTACCAAAAGAGATTGCACCACTAGCTATTGAGGCGCATAAGCGGAGTTGTGAGTTTTCTGAATCTTGGTTGAGTGGCGGGCAAGATTTACATTCTTCATTGGGTCATTGCGTACATTGGGGAAAAAATGAAGACTTAGGCGACTTTGAAAGCCTTTACAATCACACAATTGAGAACACCATCACCGCCACCCCCGAACAGTTAAGAGAATGGTTTCCTATGGCTTATCAGAATGAAGGAGGGGAGAATGTTTAGATCGAGAATTTACGACCACCGAAAAGAGTGCAAGGTTGAATGCCACCACTTTCAACGAGCAATGTTCCCACGATGCAGTTGTTGGAACGATTACAAATACAACACCGATTCAGCAACCAAAACCAAAGGAGGGGAGAATGAGTGAGAAAAACAAAACCGCGCATTTTGGCAAACAGCTGTTATGTGCTGGGCGGATTATCAGCACTAATTTTAATTTGAAACCGAAATGAGCATACTTGAAATAATTGGAGCATTAACCATATGTGTAATTGCCATTGTTTTGTTGTATAAATTGTATAGAAAAATATTTGGTTATAGTTGGAATAGTTGTCCAAACGACCACGATACAATGGCAAGATACGGGGCTTCTAAATGCGACAAATGTGGAAGCGAATTGTAGCCTTGCAGCTAACTTCTCGCTAACCACCCCACGGCAACCTCCACCGTTCAATGGAGGGGAAACAACTAAGAGAAAATGAAAAACACAAGCTTCATTGAAAAACACGGCATGCTATTAACCGTATTTATATTTATTGCAATGTTTGTAATTGGAATCATTTTTTTAAGCAACTTCAGTCGCAAACGAGCGGCAACGCACTTAGAACAAAAGCGAACCACTGTGGTATTTGAGAACGATTAACGCCAACCTAAAACACCTACAAAGCACCTCCATCACGGGGGTGTTTTTGTTTTAAATTGCACGATGCAAAAAATAGAAGTAAAACCTATCTCGGTCAACACCGCATGGAAAGGTAGGCGGTTTAAAAGCAATGCGTACAAAGCATTCGAGTACCATTGCTTGATGGCATTGAAGCCCTTGAAGATACCGGGCGGCCAGCTATGCGTGTACTTCGTGTTTGCGTTCTCAAACGATGCGCAAGACATTGACAACTCGGTAAAGATGTGCATGGATATTCTGCAGAAGAAACACGGGTTCAACGACAAGCGGGTGTCGCGGTTGGTGGTTGACAAAGTAATTGTGCCCAAGGGTAAAGAGCATTGGTGTTACTCGATAACGGAAAACAAATAGCCCTACTTCTCAGCAGGGCTATTCGACACAAATACACAAACAATAAACACACGACGAATGTCGCTGGTGTAAAGTTAATACATTTCTTTGTTCGGGTCTTGATCTTTTGCGGGCCAAAGATATCCACTACCTTGTGGTGTGTGGCCGTACTGATAAAACAAGTGGTAACTCCTATACTCCTGTTGCTTATGCTGCGCGGGTAAAAACTCCGCTTGGAGCATGATATACACAGGCTTTCCGTTGTTAGGCGGATAGGTAAACGTGTGAGTGCTTGCGTCGAATCTACCAGTCGGCCCCGCTTGAATAGTCAACGTTTGTCCTTTCGGGTCGGTTCTAGGGTACTGCGTTATACTCGTCGCCCATGCGTCGATGGCTGCATGACCTCCAGTTACCTTTGGCGTATCGCCATACGTCCACCATCTCCACACAAAGTTTTGGTCGGTCTTTCCCCAAGGCGTTATTAAGAATTCAATGTCTACCTCGTTCCAAGGCTTACCGTTTATTAGTGTGCGGTTATACGCAACTCCATTCTCCACTACGATATGCGGAAGGAATGATGTTAAGGTAGTCGCCGGATTGAACTTGGATGCGTACTGAACCATTGGATTGTGGCTATACCGCAACTCGAAACGTCCGTCGGGCAGTAACGTAACGAAGATATCATGCGGCGGTATGTCTTGTCTCTTTCCTTGCGGATCGGTAAAGCGAATGCCTACCTTATGCCATTGCCAAGTGTTACCCGTTCGGCCTTTGTATTGTAGTTGTCCCGGTGCAGAGTTTACCGTTTCAATCAATTCGTTAAGTAAAGGTCTACCATGTGTAGCCGTAAACCTTCGCACCTCGGGAATATTCCTTCGTCTTTCGGTGAAGGTAGTGTCTCTTGATGTCTCAATCCAGCCTTGCGCGGTTAGTGTTCGGCGCACACGCACACGAGGAACGCGCTCGATCTTAACATAAGCGGGAACGATTGATTGATTTAGGCAGTAGTCCATTGACGCCGAGATGAGGTCTTGCGGTACGCCTGTGAGTTCTTCGTTAATCGTCGGCCATGCTGGCTGCGCGAATGATGCGACGACGAAGAACAACGCCGCGAGAATTGAGAATAATTTTTTCATTGTGTATTTTATTTTGTTACAGGGCAAATATAGTGAATTACCTTTACACTATGAATCACAGAGATAACCTTGAACTATTGTTCCAGTACTCCAAGATGGGGGTGAAGTCAAAACACGATCACGCCATACGCGGATGGAGGCGCACGATGCTGAAGGTATCGTCGGTTGTGTGGCGGCTTGTGCTTATGGTAATCGGTGCGTATCTTTCTATTTTACTTTATGGCAACTAAGTATGTAATTCAGTTAGACGTTAACGCACAGGGAGCGATAACCAACGCCGACCAAGTGGCCGAAAAGTTAAAGGCCGCCGATAAAGCTGCGGGTGCTGCCGCGGGTGGTATGCTTGCCCTTCGTAAAGAACTCAAAGCGGTTGAGAGCGAGTTATCAGGTCTTGATCCTAACTCGGCTGCATTCGCCGAACTTTCACAAAAGGCTGGTCTCATTAAGGATCAGATGAAGGATATTAAGGAGGCGGTGGGTAACCAAGCAGGGCCAGCCGTTGAAGTGTTCGGCAACAACCTTGGCAAATTAAAAGGCGACCTCGGAAACCTCGACTTTGAAGGCGCGACATCGGCCATTCGCGGTATGGGTAATGCTGTGAAAGGTTTTTCATTCAAAGACTTGATCGGTGGTATCAAGAATTTCGGCAGCGCACTTGCGAGTGTGGGCAAGGCATTACTTACCAACCCTATCTTCTTAATCGCCGCCGCCGTTGCTGCTGCAGCACTTGCTATAAACGCAGCGTTTGAAAGCATACAAGCCGAGCAACAAAAGACGATTGACCTTGCGTATGAGAATGCGAATGCAGAGAAAGAGAAGCTTGCCGCATTAAGTGAGGGTGAAAATACCTTGCGCCTCCAAGGCAAGAGCGAAAAAGAAATACTGAAGCTGAAGATCGACCAAGCCAACGCGGCCGTTGAAGCGCAGATAACGGCCATCGAAACGCAAAAGGCAGTACTCAAAGATCAGATCGAAACGGCTAAGCGAAACAAAGAGATCGCGAGTGGTATCATTCAATTCATCACCCTACCGATCCAAGTTATTCTCGCCACGGTCGACAAGATTGCTGGCTTCCTCGGCAAAGAACTCAACCTTCGCGACAAGTTAAACGACTTCCTTTCATCGAAAGTTTTCGATCCCGATCAGATTGCAAAGGACGGCGAAGCAAGCGTGAAAGAGAACGAAAAGACACTTGCGCAACTTAAGAACCAGCGCGACGGGTTTATACTATCACAACGCGACGCCGAGAAGAAAGCGAGAGATGAGCAAATAGCGGCCAAAAAAGAACAAGAGGACGTTATTTTAACTTTAGAGAAAGACAGTTACAAGGCAAGGTTAATTGAACTTGGTCGGTTTTATTCTGACTTAAGACAAAAAGCAAACGGCAACAAGGATTTGCTTGCTCAAATTTCTAAAAAACAAGCGGATGAAGAGGCGGTATTAAAGGATCAGCAACTCATAAAAGAACAAAACACACAAGAGCAAATTGCGCAGATTAAATCAATCGGTATTCAATCGCAAGGCATTGTGTTATCGCAAGGGTTGCAAATGCAACAAGCTACTATTGCCGAATCTAGTGCTAACATTAAGCAATTAACTGACGAAGAAAAAGCGTATCAGTTAGAAAAAGAAGTTCAGCTGGCAAATTTACGAGCAGACACGGTGAACAATGGTCTGTCAACAATTAGTAACCTCACCACTTTATTTGCTGGCAAAAGTGAACGTTCACAGAAAAGAGCGTTTGAGATTCAGAAGCGGGTGCAGATTGCAATGGCCTTGGCCGATACGTATAAGGGTGCAACTGCTGCTTATGCTTCGCAAGTCATACCCGGCGATCCAACGTCTGTTGTGCGCGGTGGTCTTGCTGCTGCTGCTGCTGTTGCCGCTGGTCTTGTTAACGTTGCTCAAATAAGAAAGCAACAATTCACGGGCGGTAGTGGAAGCGGTGGAGGTGGTGGCGGTAGTGCCGCTGCATCATTGGGCGGTAGTGGATCGGCCCCGAACTTCACGGTAACAAACGATAGAGAAGTAGGTGAGCGACCAGATCAGCCAGCTATCAAGACTTATGTAATCGCCAGCGACGTAACGTCGAACCAAGAGGCGACCGAAAAAATAGAATCACGAACAAGAATAGGATAATGAACAAGAAAAAGAAAGTAATCAAGTACCATGTGCAAGACGATCACATGGGTATTCAAGCGGTCAGCTTAGTGGATGAACCCGCAATCATGGTGGACTTCGTTTATTTGAGCAGCCAAAAGAAGGTAAAGCTTGCAGAGGTGAACAAAGAACGTCGCATGGTGTATGGCCCTATCCTTATTCCCGATATGCACATATTGCGCATCGATCCAAACACAAAGGAAGAGTACTACATTACCTTTACAAGAGAGTGCGTTATGCAAGCCACACACGCGATCCTTAGAAAGAACTTGCAGCATAGCCACACGGTGCAGCATTCGTTTGCTGTTGCGGGCTTAAGCATTGTCGAGTTGTGGGTGAAGGAAGGTGAGAGCGATAAGAGCGTTCATCTTGGTTTTGATCTGCCTATTGGAACCGCGATGGCAGGTGTGTACATTGAGAACGAAGATGTGTTGGAAGCGGTTAAGGCAGGGGACTTGAAAGGCTTTTCTATTGAAGGTCTATTCACCGAAACGCAAGAGCAGTTATCGCTGTCAATTACCGAATCCCAAATTTTAACAGAACTGGAGTTGCTTCTTTCAAAATAAGTACTACCTTGCAACAAGGTTAATACGCATTCTTTGCGTGAAAAATGGTTTAGCTAGTCAGCCCTCGGAAACGTTCGGGGGCTTTCTTATTTAGACGGTTTCTAAATTACAAAAATATTTCACTTTTTTCTTGCAAGTTGTAAAATTCGCTTTACATTTGTCAAGTCAAACAAACACAAATTTTAAAACACAAAGCAATGAACAACCCAATTATCACCATCGCATTCGAGAACGGTTCAACCAAGAAAGTACAATTCTCATGGTTGCAGAAATTTATCAATTTTTGCAGCGAATCAAACATTTCTGCCATCACCGAAAATGGTGTTTACACTAATGCGGCGCGCCTTGAAATGGAGTTTTTTAACCAAGTAAGATAACCCAACCCAATAAAACACAAACGTTATGACAATCAACACAAAATTTAACATCGGGCAATTGATCTACTTTATCCACCCCGACACTATGAAAGCGCAGTGCGCAGAGGTTTGGAGGATTCATACCGAGTGGGCTGCTAATGAAATGAAAATAAACTATTGGTTTAGCATCGACAGCAAATACATAATCGTCGCCGAAGATAAAATCCACGCCACACGCGAAGAACTACTAGAATCATTGTAAAAGAAAGCCCCAATTAAGGGGCTTTTTTATTTAACTTGGATATAACTCAAACTTGCCGAAATTCTTAAGCCGTTATTAGTTGTACCCGCGTTGTGCTTCACACTCACACGATGTTCGTTCGTGTTGGTCGAGGTGTCAACCTCGATGCTGATATTACCTAGTGTACCGTTCTGCTCAATTAGGTTGAACTCACCTTTAAACGCGGAGCCAGCTACCTTGGTGAACGTTCCGAAGTACAAGCCGTAATCGTATTTACTGATGCTACCCGACACGTATTGGTTGACCATTACTTGCAGGGTTACAGCCCACGCGCTTTCATTGGGAATGTTTATGTGCTTGCCCACAATCCCGTTGATGTATAGCGGAATTTCACTTACCCCGACGAAGTTACCTTGGCCGCTCATTACAAACGTTCCTGCCTGTTGAGTAGCTATACCTTTCGTTCGGTCGTTGTTGTACCAACCGCCGCCCAAGTGAATGCCCGGTATATTGGTTCTAACACCTTGACCGAACACCGCCACCGTTCCCGCGTCGTTTTGCACTTCGATGTTATCACCCACGGCCACAACGTTTCTGTTACCGGTGCCGATCTTGATGTTCTGCCCTGCGGCAACTGTATTGCCCGCGTCTGCGGGAATGGTTATCCTGTTGCCTATGCGAAACGCATTCGTGTTAGTGTCTGCTCCAGCGTTTTGATTGTTGCCTATTGAACGCACACCAAGTGCAAACAGATCGTTGGGCACTTGGCCTCCACTTCCCGTGCTTGGAGGAAAGGCAGAGCAATAAGTCTTATCGGTTTCCTCAATCCAAAAGTAACCGTACCTTGTGCAGCACAGTTCACTTGCTCCTTCTTCACCCTCTGCATTCTCGAAGATCACTTCGCCGTCAAGGTTCACCGATACGGGTTGGAACTCACAATCGAGCGCAGGGTTGATAATCTTTATCAATCGAAGCGGTGTACTCACCTCTTGCCCCACCGCATGGTTATTTATATCGAGTATTCTCCAGTAGGCATCACGAATGAATATCTTGTCGTTGAACTTGAAGTTCACAATATCGGAGGTATCAAGGTTGAATGACGCTTCCATAACACGTGCATCGTTTGAATAAATCTCGTTTAGGTAATCTCTCCAGTAAAGGTTGAATAGATTGTTGAACGGGTTGCCGTTGATACTGTGCAGCGGCGCCTCGGGTGCGAAATTCAGATCGAACCCGCCGACCGTTGGTAGAAAATTATTGTAGTGGTTGCCCACGTACACAGATCGAACCTCGGGGCCGACAGCATCGATGAATAAGTACACCTCAACCGTTCCTGCGGTGTAAAAAAAACGAAGGCCTGGAGCAACGTAGTTGCCATTCTCGGCAATGAACTTAGGTATTGGAACAGGCGTCCCGTTAATCACGCTGCATGGTGTTGATTGTGCGGTTAATTCAATCTTTAACTCACCCTCTGCGAAGTCGCTCGGGTCTTCGAGAGAGGTAGCGGTGTACCCGTCAACCTTGTAGTCGCCGTACACCCTTTGTTTTTTATCCACATAGTACTTTGAGTTAGCATCGCCACCCGCTTTGTATGTAAATAGTAACGTCTTCTTTTGCTCTTCGTCCGTACCTCTCACCACAACATCAACACTTTCATCTAACTTCCCTGTCCAGTCTTTCACGTCGCCAACTTGTAGGTACTCGGGGAAGGGGGTAAAGTATAACTTGTTGGGTATGTTTCGATCGGGAACCACGGCAAGGTTGTGCATGCGCATAACGTCGCGCAGAAAAGCCATCTGCGTAACGTCGGGAGCGTTAAGGGGTAGGTTAACCGTTCCATTACTTAGCGCATCACTTGTTGCTGCTATTCTCCATCCCGTGCCTTCTGTTGGCAAGTTGGTTGCGGTGCCTTCGAGATTGTAAAAGTTGTCTGCGTTGGATATGTAGGTGCTATCAAGTTTAACGCTTTGGCCTGTATCAAGGAATACCGAAAAGGTAGAAAAAATATGGTTGGTAATGTTTTCGAGATCAAAGAACTGTTGCGCCAACACCTCGTTAGTATCGGTATCTATTATGCGCAGGGTTAAATGGCCGAACGCTGTTTCACCGGGAGGTGCCGTGCTTAGCGATGGATCAACACCCGCCCATACCTCGAATTGAAAGAAGGCGGTGTAGGGTGCGGTATAAACACCCGCCGATAAGTTAGCGCCGTTATCGTACACCTCGGTCATCGTTGCGCTGTCAATAACACCCGGCGTTTGATCGGTTAAGAATCCCGCCTCAAAGAATGCCTCTTGTCCGGGAGATTCGTTAATGATATTTGCCGTAACGCTAAAGGGAACGTAATACAACGCAAGTCGATCCGCTAAGGTTTCACCCTGCCACACGAAGCCAGCCTCGGTAATAATTTTGTCAAACAGCCACAACGCTTGAACGTGCGGCGTAAGGTCTGCTGCGTAAAGTGGGTTATTCGGGTTCCATATCGGACGTGTAGCCGCCTCACCAAGCTGCGACCACTTTTGCCCACGATCACACAGGAAGTATCGCACGGTTTCTGCATCAAGATCGGTAACACTTGCCGCGTTCATTACCTCGTTCAAATCGGGCAATGCTTCGATGTCTGCAAGTTTCTTCTCACCAACTGCTGTGGCTAGGTCTGTGGTTTCGGTGTAGAAAACTACATCGTAATCGAATCCGCTCTTGTCCTTTGTTTTCACCACCCGCTTAACTTGGATATGACCGACAGCTATTGGTACGGTGTCTACTGTCAATACGGCGTCCACCTTCTTTCCAAACTTGAACCAAGACTGCGCATTCACGTCGTCGAGCGCACCGAAGAACGCAACGTTTGTCGGACTATCGGGTATGGAAAATTGACGGGAAAAACCTCCCGCCGCTTTGAGTTCGGATATATCGGTAAACTTCCACGTTTGGGAAATCGTTTCGTTCTCGTATAGATCGAGAATTGTACCCTGTCCCGAATCGGAGTTTATAGCTGTGAGTATTACTTGGCTCATACGTTAATAGTGTGTGCGTATTGAAGTTTCATGGCTTGGTTGTACTGCTTCTTATCCCTTGCGCGTCGCACTAGATAACTGTTGTCCTCGATAAGCACGGGCGTTATCGTCGCATTATCGTTTACGATGAACACTTGCTTTGAATAGAGCAGCGATTTCAGCAGGGTAAATTCACCTTCCTGTAACCAACCGCTTTCGATGTTGAGGTATTGCTTGACGATCGGTGCGCGTTCGGTTAGCCCACGATCGAATGAGTTAAACCCGAAAGTTTCGGCTGCATAAGTGCCTACCACCTTGCGGTATCTTCTGCGCTCCACTTCCAAGTTCTCTTCATTCTTTCGGGTGAAGTTGAAAAAGTCCCAACCGCCATGCTCGTTCACCCATGCAAGGCGCACGTTGGGGTACTTGCAGTCGGTGCCGCCGTATATCGCCGCGTTATACAACACATACGATGCAGATACAATAGCGTTCGACGCGTTAAGAACTTGGAACCCGATATACCTCCAGTTAGGGTAAGCGGATGGTTTAGGCATTCCGCTAATAGTGGAGGCGTTAAGATTAGCAGGGTAGCATCCGAAGTGTCCGAAATCGGGTAAGTCTGCCGTGTAAGTAACAGGCGATCCGCTATCGGGTACAAGGGTAACGCGTCCTTTGAGTGCTGCAATTCCTGAAGCTTGAATCGTGCAGAAGCTTATCACACCGAAATCACTTTCGCGCACGGGAATGTAAATAATATTGCCGCTGCCAGCAATACGGGGAAACAAGTCGGGCAGATGCGTGTCAGCGTATCGGCTCGAAAGAAGGTACTTTGTTTGCCCTGTCAAGCCGTAACGAGTTGCAGGGTTAGGACGATAACCGTCGCTAATTTGGTAGCGTGCGGGCCATACACCTACATCAACTACCTCCTCACTTTCGGGATCTTCGGTTAACACGCCGTCAATAACCCACGCCTCCATCAAGTTAAATTTAAATCGAATAAGCCCACTTGCATCTACCTCCTCGACCGCGCCATCCGCAAACACAATCGGTAAGCCCGAAAGATCAACCGCGTTAACACACCACTTGGTGACAATTGCGTTGGCATCGAATACGAGTTTATCGGCAGGGTTAGGTGGTAAGTAAAATGAAATCTCTTCATTGGTAAACGGCCTAATTAACGTCACCTTATACCGAAATCCCGTGTTGCCCACGTTGTCGGACGATGCCACAAATATTAAAGGCTGACCGACGGGCGTAACGCCGTACGGTTGTTGTTCGATTGTTATCATTGTTTCAATTTACTTTCAATGTACGCTTGCAGTGCGTTTACTATTTTTTCCTCATGCTCTGGGAGCGCGTCGTTGTATGCGTTCTCGTAATACTTCACGGCGGGTATGCCGTTCTTGCCTATACCTCGAGCAATGGAAAAAGCTAACCCCTTTTTTCTGCTTTCGGTCTGCTTCACGATCTTGCCCTTTTCGTCGCGCACTTTAATCTTCTTATCGTTGATCCATTTGAGTATCGGCTCAACAGGCGGTTGCTTGCTGTTAGGCTTGCGTCCTTCCTCTACAACGTCAGCATACTCGACCGCCTGTCCTTTAGAGATAAATTTAATGATGTAGTTGTATTTGTTGCGCCTGAGTGAGAACGTCAACGAATTTTTAAGCAAACTCGTTGCAACTGCTCTGCGCTTCTTACCCTTCACCATGCGTGTTGCACCAAGGTTTCTCTGCGCGCGTTCAACCACATCGTTTCCGAAGTTTACAAGCGCATCAACTATGGCCGTGTTGTCGTTCATTGTATCACCACTTTGGTTCGTTGGCTGTCTTGTTCCACCACATACACCCCTTGTTTTAATTCGCAGTTCTCAATGAATCCCGAATAGATAACCGCTCCATCCATCGAGTAAACTTTGATTGGCGAATTACTGCCCGTGGATAGACTAAACTTGTCGGTGCTTGGATTTGGATAGGCGTAGAACGATTGATCTTCACTTGTAGGCATAGCGCTTTGGTTGATCTTCACGAAGGTGCCGACGATCCAAATGTTGGAGTTAGGTTGCAGGGTAGTTACGTTCGATGTAAAGTCGAATGATTGCGGCCTCCGTGCAAAGTCGGTTAGAAAGAACTTCATATTCACGTCAGGCGTTGCTACCCTCTGGCCGTTGTAGTAGAACGCTATTCTTATCTGCGTGTTGCTATTCGACACAAGAACCGCATGGTAGTACAACTGCGATAAGCTAGTTACGTTTGTTTCAAGCGATATACCCATAACACCGCCAGCTTGAATGCCTTGTTTCCAATTACTGTTATCTGTTAAATTTCGGGCTAACTGCAAGCATTGAAGCGAACTATTCCAAGTCGCGGTGTAACCACTTGCGCCCACCCACGAAGTACCGTTAAAGGCGATCTGTTGACCGCTAGCTATATTGTTCGATCCACGAATTACTATCGACGTTGAACTAACTGAGGCGCCAAAAGTATGGCCTTCCATCGCGTAGGTTTCATCTGCACCACAAACAAAACCACTAGGCGTCCATTGCGAAGGGTTAAGCCCCATACCGTCGAAATCCATATCCAAAGTGAGTTGATTGCTAGTGGCCGTTATCGTTCCCGAAAAGCCAAGCGCATCATGGTCGGGCGTAACGAATTGCCAACCCGTAGAAGCGCGACGAATTACACCGCTGACTATGGCTACCTCTCGATTCCAAGTGAATAAAGAATCTTGCGCGCTCAAACAGAACGTGCAGAAAATAAGTGCTGAAAGTAAAATTGTTTTCATGGTTACTGATATTCAATCGATATGTTATTGATTTGAATTGCATTTGTTGTTGCGCCAACTAACCGCCAACTCCATAAGTCGGTTGCGCTGTATGATATGGCTCCCGTCGCAGTATAAACACCAGTCGTTGATCCGCTCGGTATGGTTACTACTAACCCCGTATCTACTCCGTTACGGCGTAAAGTGAAGGTCGATGCACCAACCGTTGCTGTAAGTATCACTAGGTAGGCGGTTGCGCTAACCGTTGTTAACGCACGAGGCACCACTTGTTGTGGCGTACCCTCGGAAGTTGCGATAGCATTTGATCCTTGCACGACTAAAAAACGGGTGAACCCTGCGGCGAGTGTTCCGCCCGGCGAAGAGTTAGCAAAAAAGGTAGGCGTTGCCCATTGCGTGTTAAAGTCGGTTGCATCTACTTTGCGTAACACTTGCCCCGTCGTTCCACCCGTTGGTACGCCTTGGCCGTTTGCCCCTGTCGCTCCAGTTGCGCCCGTCGGCCCTGTATCACCGGTATCGCCTTTATCTCCTTTGTCGCCCTTATCACCCTTCTCACCTTGAATTCCCTGTATGCCTTGGATGCCTTGTATGCCCTGCGTACCCTGCTCACCTTGCGGCCCTTTAATGTTGCCTACAACTGTCCAAACGTTTGCGGCCTTGTTGAATACATCGCCGTTCAACGTTCGTAGGTAGTAGTCACCATTGTTACCTAGTGATTCACTCGGCACTCCCGAACCATCAAACCAAACGCTCCCGCCGCCGCCACTTGTTATCGCGTGCCAACCTTTCACGCCACTTGCATTGGTGCCGTAGTACTTTGAATTGCCCGGTGCCTCTTGGTCGTTATCAAGGGTTATGGTAACACCTTCTTTGTTCAACGATTCAGCAAACACTAAAGAGGTATTCGGATCGGTGCTATCGGGTGAAGTAACGCCAATAGTGAAGTCGGCGGGTATATCACACGCGCTCCAGTTCCAATCGAACGACAAAGTAATATCGAGAGTTACCCCCGTTAAAGTGTTCGTTCCTTCCTCGAATAGTGGGGTAATAGTCGGATCACCTTCAAAGGCAACATCGCCGCCAAATATGGTGCGCCCGTTTTGAATCTCGGCGATCAAGTCCTCGGCTATCCTCTGCATCGCACTTGCGCTTTCCTTTTGGTATTCTGTTTTTTCGGTACGATCCCTCGGCAAGTCGGCAAACAAGATAGCGAAAGTCCAAGTCTTCATCTTAGAAGGGTACCCGCTATTTGTCCAAAATACGTGCATCAAAGGGTACACGGGTTCTTTGGGTAGGTCGGCCTGTGTTGGTTGCCCGTGGCTGAATGCCTTGATCTGCAAGTGCGCGTCGGCAAATGCACGGAACCTTTCAATTATTACTTTGTATGATACGTTAGTCATCGTTTCTTTTTTTGCTGTTCAAAATTCTTTCGCTGCATGTACACCATGTGCGTGAGTAGAGTGTAGTGGTTTATCTTAGTTAACTCCTCGATTCTTACCACATCGTAATTCGCTAACTGCTCCAAGGTGTGCAGCCAACCGAACGACGCTAGTCCTCCTCCATCAGTTGCGCCAGCATCTTCTCCAGTTCCTTCTTCTCCTTCGTCAACCGCACCAACAAAGAGTGCTGCGAAATGGTCGGCAGTTCGTTTGCAATGGCCGAAAAAAAAAGCAGCGCACCGTCAACTCTATCCATAGTCATTGCCTCGATCAAGTGCAGATGCCTTATCCGCTCGTTGTCGTATGGCTCCACCTCGTACAATAACTTACCGCCACCACGCATTGAATACGTAACGGGGCGAAAGAGTAGGGCCATAAGTTTTGGCAGGTCGGTATAGTCGGGATTGCGTTTATCCTTCCAAATGTTTTGAGTGTACGACAAGCCGTCGATGTATTCGCCAGCAGTCATTTGTGTGAAGTCGGGAATTAAACCGATACGCCCTTGAAACCACTTTGGCCGAAATACATTATCATGCCTCCGCATTGTTTTACTGAGCACGATGTCGAACGTTTCAATGATCTTGGTAAGCGTTTCGATCGGCCACTTGTAAACCACTTTTTTCTTTTCGCTAGTTATGGCGCACACCTTATCCACATCGCTCTTCGCTGTTTTGTAGGCGACGAACTGCGCAAGGGTAACGCTCGAATAAAGGGCGGGTATATTAACCTTCATAACTTAAGATAGAATTGTGCTTATTAAATGCCGTTAGGAATAACGATGTTAATAAGCTTCTCACCGTCCTTGCCTGTTATCTCTTGGCGTTCCACGTAGCCCAAATCTTTGTTGATGGTCTTATTGTAAAATATAATAGCACTCGTATCTGGTTTAACTCTTGCCCAATATCGCTCGCCTGTTATAGGGTCTACGTGCTCAATTTTAAAGCCACGCATAGCCTTGAACAACTGACGTTGCCCAAAGTCCTTACATTCATACTGAATATCCTCAACCGCTTCTTTGTATTCGGGATCGCTATCTAACCACCTCTTATGGGTTCTACGGTTAATACCAGCGTCCTTAGCCGCATAGCTGACCAATCCTTTGTTCTTTTTCAAAGCATCGATCATAACCTGTTTTAGCGGCGACAATTTGGGACTTTCTATTTTTTCATCTTCTTTGTCTTTTGCCATAACTTTTTAATTTTCAGTATATTGCCTAACGACCTTCCTCATCTCACTTATTGCATCTTTCACGCAAGTACCACAAACCGTTACTTCAACTGCCTTGCCCTCGATCGTTGATACCCAAGAGTATAACTCTTCGAGTTCCTTGCGGTTAAAGGTGTTTTTTGTTTCGATCGACTTCACGTACTTCTCGAATTTCTTGAACTCCTTCTCGGTTATCGCTCCTTTCCATTTACCAAGGGGGCATGATGCCCACGATAGTTTGGCTTTTACTTTCATCACGCAGCCACATAACCGTTTTTTGGAACGGTACCATGTTACTTTTTGGCCGAGCGGATTCAGCCAGCGGGGTGTACCGCAAGTGCCGTGTTCTTTATTGTAGAACTCGCAACCCTTACACATCGTCATGCGTTCTTGCTCGATCTTTCCGTGTACTTTAAACATATTGCTTTAGTGTTTGTTTGCTTTTTTTCACCGATTCGTATAACGTTCGTTTGTTTATTCCTGTGGCGGTGCTTAGTTCATCGAAGCTGAATCCTTCTTGGATATACTGCCGAAAGATAATCGCGTCGTACTCTGGTAGCCGACCTATAAGCACATCGAACTGCTCGTTGATAACCCGGTACTCCATGTACACCTCGTCGGTTATCGCTTTGCATTCTTTGCAGTTATCTATGTCGATGCTCACTGCCTTCTTGTAATTGATCGCCGACCTTGGGCTAATCGCCGTAAGGTACAAAGCCCTGCACACATACACGTGCAGTTGCTCGGGGGTTAACTCGGCTAGTCTTTCGCGTTTGCGCAACACACTTTCGAGAACCGTATGCAGTAACTCGTCGCCACTTCGATGCAATCCACGTGAAAACACGCGCCATTGCTTGTATCGTTTCTCTATTTCGTTATTTAGATTCAATCTAAATTTGTAAATTTATTTGACACTATGTAAAAAAGTACTTACATTTGCCAACACAAATATAAACATAAAAAAATGAACAGAGAGAATCTACAAAAAATGGCCGATTATATTCGGACAATCCCGCAAGATCGTTTTAGTATGAAATTTTATCGATTTGGTCAACACGAAACGCCCGAATGCGATTCGGTCGGCTGCATTGTTGGACATTGCACCATATTAGATACAAACCCCCTTCCAATATATCGGAGTAAGGCAATAAATTTTAATGAATGGAGCGATCAATTTACCCTATTGTACGGCGCTAGTTGGGCTTGGTGTTTTTCCGAGAGATGGGCAAGGGTAGACAACACCTCCGAAGGCGCGGCACTACGCATTGAATGGCTTCTTAAACATGGCTTGCCCGAAAATTGGTATGAACAACTTTGGGGTATTGAACCGTTATGCTATAAAGGAGGTGAGCAATGACAACCGAAGTACACATCGAAAAATGGGACATGGAAAAACAATCCTTCGTCCCACACATGACACGGGAGCGCAAGGCCACCGACTACTACATGCTTCACACATGGGCGCACTACAATTCAGTAAGCGCAGCTAAGCATTCAGAGTACAGGGTGAGCGCAAAGTTAATCAATGAGGGTAAGGTGCGGTTGTCTTTTACGGTAGGCACAAACAACCCCGACTGGGCAGTAAACAATTAAATCACAATAACACAATGAATGCACTAGTTAAGATCACAGAGAAGCCTATCTTTCATCTTCTCGAAGCAAAGAAAGCCGACATCATTCGCTTTATCGGCGAAGATCGGTTTAAGCAAGAAGTTTCGTTCGCTATTCAAGCGGCTAACAGCAACGAATACCTAAGCAATGCCACGCCAGCGAGTGTAGCCAAGGCAATATTCAACCTTGCAATGGTAAACCTTTCACTTAACCCCGTGCAGAAATTGGCTTACTTGGTTCCAAAATCTATCAAGGGACAAGTGGAGGCGGTTCTTGTGCCGTCGTATCAAGGTTTGGTGCAGCTTATTTTAGAGGGTAAGTCTGTTAAGCGTATCAACGCAAGGGTTGTGTACGAGGGCGACGAATTTGAGTACTCTCTTGGCCTTGAAGATAAGTTAGAGCATAAGCCGAAAAACAAAACCAAAGAGGTAACACACGTTTACGCCGTTGCCTTTCTCGAAGACGGTACGCCTCAGATCGAAGTTATGACCCGCGAAGAGATTGACGGTATTAAAATGCGCAGCGATAGCGGAAAGAAAAACACAGGCCCTTGGGTTACTGACTTTTCGGAGATGGCGCGCAAAACCGTTATCCGCAGAATTTACAAGTACCTACCCAAAGGAACAAACCACGAGTTGGTGTCTGAAGCAATCAAACTCGATGAGCAAGATTACCCTGCAACGATCGGTCAAATTAGCTACATCGAAAGTTTGTTGCAAACATCAAACGTTGACCACGAAGAGCGAGGTAACATTGAGCGAAACTTGTCGGATATGACAGCGCAAGAGGCACAAGACATGATCGAGTTTTTACGAGAAAACCAACTCGACAAGATCGCCGCTGGGCTTCCGTATAACATGACGGACATTAAGCAAAAAATAGATTCAGAAATTCAACCCTTATTTGACAATGAAAAAGAAGAAACACAACAACCCTGAGTTCAAGTCCTTTGACGAGTTCGTGAAGTACCACTTCGGAACGAAAAGCGAATTCGCAAAGCAGATGGGAATCAGCAGACCTACCGCTCATCAATGGATCGCACAACCCAGCACAATGAGTGTCGGTTCCATGAAAAAGGTTTACGACCTCACTAAAGACAACGGCGGCGACATTGTTAACCTAGCGGAACTATGCCTCCAAGGTAGTTCCGCACAATGGGAGGGCGAAGAATGAGTACTATAAAAACCCTCCTATCCTTTGTGCCGCCGAGGTTCCACGCGCCGTTTTTAGATGAACTAAGTAGAATTAACTTTGAGCCAACAGAGGTGGAGCAGTTGATAACCGACATGGGCGCGAACTACATGAGCGACCACAAAAAGCGCGATATTATTATCGAAGAGATTTGCCTAACCTTTGGCATATCAAAGCTAAAGATTATGGATAAAACGCGCAAGCATTACGTAACGCTACCAAGGCAAATAGCAATGATAGCGACCTACTTTTGCACCAACTACACTATGATGCAAACGGCAAAGTATTACGGCAAAGACCACGCAACGGTTCACCACGCGCGTAAGGTAGTATGCAATATGCACGACACAGACAGGGAATTCAGAACGGCGATGGGCGGGTTAAAGGGCCGACTGATTGCCAAGGGTATTCAAGGATTTGAAAAACTTTTTAACACAAAAGATGAAACACAAAATTGACCAAACATTTATCGCCCTGCACGTAGGGCGCAACACCCCGATGAAACTTAAGACCATCGAAACAACAAAGCACACGGTGGTGTTCCAGAACCTCGACGTTCCGAACGGAAAGAAAATCCGGATCATGAAAAAACAATTCACAGAAACCTTTAAAATCATTGAGTAATGGCAAAAATTATTTCAGCGTCGATCGACCTAACAAAGATCGACAAGTCAAAAGTACAGACCGTCGACAAGAACGGCAAGCCTTTCAAGAACGGGGCGAAGTACTTGAACATTTCGATCACCATAAACGACGAGGCCGATCAGTACGGAAACCATGCGTCTATTAAGGTGAATCAAACCAAAGATGAACGAGACCGGGGAGAGGCTACTGTGTACCTCGGCAACGGTAAGATTGTTTGGCAGAGCGATCCACAAAGTAACACGCCACGTGTTGATAACTCGGACTTAGATTCATTGCCTTTTTAATGTTTTTAATTTGCCTTTTTAGTTTTTATTTCCCATATTTGGCGTATGGAAAAAGTATGTAAACAGTGTCATGCCGTGAAAAACATAAATGAATTTTATGTTCATTCAGCAATGAAGGATGGGTATTTGAATAAGTGTAAAATCTGCGTTAAGTCTAGGGTATCGAACAAACATACCCTAGACAAAGCAGACCCTAATTATGTCGAAAAGCAAAGAAAGCGTGGAAGGGATAAATATTACAGACTTGGTTATTTTAAACGAACGCCAAACAAGGAGGTAAAAAAAATAGCAATGGATAATTACAAAAAAAATTATCCAGAAAAACAAAGAGCACAAAGATTTTGCTCAAAATTAAAAAGGGTTGATGGTTTTCACTTTCATCATTGGTCTTACAATGAAAATCATTATGTTGACGTGATATTGCTTACTCCTAAACACCACGCAAAAGCGCACAGGTTTATTGTTTACGATCAAGAACGAATGATGTATAGAAGGTCAGATAACAACGAACTTCTTGACACAAGGGACAAGCATTCAGAATGGATAACATATTGCATTGAAAATAAACCAGATTAACTACATTTGCATATCCACGGTTGCAGAGTGGATAGCATAAGCAAAACATTTTAAGCCGTATGGGGAGTAGTGCTGCAACCACGAAACCCTGCGGCTCTTTTTTTTGAAAAAAAATGGCACAAGAATTTTGGTTCAAATTTAACTTCAAAGACTGGGCAAACGACGTGAAGCCGTTATCGTTAACCGCTCGCGGGTTGCTGCTGGAGTTAATCATTTATTTACGGCAAACTGACGAGGTTGGAAGGATGCCTGTTGACGTTCGCTTGCTTGTTCGGTTAAGCGGTGGGTTAACCGAAGAGATAACCGAAAGCCTAACCGAGTTTAAAAAATTCGGTTGCTTCGATTTTGTAGTTGACGAGGCGGGTGTGGAGTGGTTGGTTTCTCGGCGCATAGAGCGTGAATTTCATAAGTCATTGATTAACAAAGAAAATGGAAAAAAAGGAGGCAATCCAAAGTTAGTTGGGTTAACCGATGGGTTAACCGATTCGGTTAAGCGAACAGCTAACCGAACCTCTAACTCTAACTCTATATCTAATTCTAACTCTTTATCTTTAACTGAAAAGGGATTGCAAAGGGAAAAACATAGACCGACTTCACCCGATGAGGTGGGGAATTACTTTCTCGAAATTGGATTGCCCTACACGGAAGGTCAAAAGTTTTGGGATCATTTCTCGAGCAACGGATGGAAGATCGGAGGTAAAGCACCGATGAAGGATTGGAAGGCAGCGTGCAGAACTTGGAAGCGCAACCACAAGCCTTCACCAAACAACGAAGTGCGTATCTTTGGCAAAGTAACAGCAGCAGACCTCGAAGCGCAAGCGAGGCGATTAGCGGAACAAGACAACCAACACACACAAACACAATGAATATCAACGACACAATCATTCGAGAGGCCACCACAGGTAAGAAGCTGAAGGACTGTTCCGTCCAAGACCTGCACGTACCGCTCACCAAATGCGCTGCACTTGCTGGCGCAAAAGAAGCCATACCCGATCCGCAGTTCAAAATGTTTCAAACTGTTTTAGCCGTAGGTTATCCGCAACTGACTCTAAACGAACTGTCTATCGCGGTAACGATGAACATAACGCGGCAACTGGAGAAGCATGTTCAATGCTTCGGGGAATTCACCCACGATTACCTTTGTTCAATTTTAAGCCAATACAAGGACTTTCGCGGCAAAGTAATGGTAAGATACTACCAAGAGGTAGAAGATCAAAGGACGACCCTCGCCTTGCCGCCAAAACAGGTAACGGAGGCCGATTGGCTTTCGATCATTGAAGCGGATAAAAAAAGTATGACTGCTGGCAAAGACACATGGACTTTCGGAGCGGTTCGCGTTTTTCGGTGGCTGCAAGAAACGGGACGCGTGAAGGACGACGACTACACGGATGATGAAATTAAGGAGATGCGCCGCCGTGCGAGGTATGAAGTTATGACGCGGGAAAACATTTCACCCCGTAAGGTCAGCACCATGAGTGAACCCGAACTCCGTATCTTTGAGCAGAAGTGCGTGTGTGAACTGCAAACGATGGCTTACTTTCAATACTTGAAGCGATGAACAGCCAAGTATTCAACGAGGACTGCATGGAGGTAATGAAGCGTTACCCCGACAAGTATTTTGATCTTGCTGTGGTTGACCCGCCTTATGGGATTGATAGAAACGGTATGAATATGGGTAACTCGGTTTTTAATAAGGATGATAAAAAATGGGATAAAACCATTCCTTGCGAAAGTTATTTTGCAGAGTTGTTTAGGTGCTCGAAAAACCAAGTTATATGGGGAGGCAATTACTTTCCGCTCCCAAGCAGTCAATACTTTGCGATATGGGATAAAGGCGAGACGATGTACGGAAGGGATTTCGCAGAGTGCGAATATGCTTGGGTAAGAAGTGGTGGAACTAGAATTTGCAAATTGTCCCCAAACCAACCCGACCGCATACACCCCACTCAAAAGCCCGTCGCTCTGTACGATTGGATATTCAAGAACTACGCGAAGGAAGGGTTTAAGATACTCGACACCCACTTAGGTTCAGGAAGTAGTAGGATAGCAGCAGATAGAGCAGGGCTTGAATTTGTGGGGTGTGAGTTGGATAAGGATTACTTTGAGGCAGCCGAACAAAGATTTAAAGATTACAAAGCGCAACTAAAACTATTTTAAATGAACCAAAAAGAATACACCCGCATGATCGAACTTCAAGAGGAAATCTTGGAGATTTCAGCACTTATTGTGCTATCCGAAAACAAGGTTAAGAAACAATACCTACTCAGCGAAGGACGTGCGATATGCGCTGAATTGTACAAATTAACAAACGATTCAAAATACAAACTATGAGAAAAATTAAACTGTGGTTATTCAAAAGGGGGTGGATAAACATTCATCCCGACGCGATTGTAGAACCAAGCGCCTTCGTGCATCGTACTTCGATCATTTACGGCGATTGCATTATTAAAGAAGACGTGCAGATAGGCCCATACTGCATCATTGGCGCCGTGGCCGAATATCCGAATGCAAGGATGAGGCACTCAAATACGGGTTCTGTTGTTATTGGAAAAGGTGCCGTACTTCACGGCCACAATACGGTTGATGGAGCAAGAGAGATTTCAACGTGTATTCATAATGACTGCACACTAATGAAAGGCGCACACGTTGGGCATGATGCCTACCTCGGTGAAAACGTAACACTTTCGTGCGGCGCAAAGATCGGTGGGTTTACCCATGTTGAACATGATAGCACCATTGGGCTGAATGCAACGGTGCATCAAAGGTCGTTTATCCCGAGAGGTTCAATGATCGGTGCGGGTGCGTTTTACAAAGGACACCACAACGAGGTGTATATGGTATGGATCGGTAGCCCTGCACGACCAATAAAGCAAAACACACACTTACTTAATAAACTCAAATTCAATGAAAATTTCAATCACGATTCCGATTTACCTCAAGGGTAAACCACACCAACCTGCCTACGAACGTTGCATTGCACACTACGCGAAAAGCGGTTTTCCTGTTGTCGTTTGTGGAAGCGAGGGCAACTTGTCAAAACGATTTGTAGAACCGTTCTTATCGGACAACGTTTTGTATGTTGAGGTACCGCAAATGCACGGCACAACAGCAAGCGCTGGAGACGAAAGTCTCAGAAAAAAGTTCAACGATTCTTTGGCGGCATTACCCGAAAGCGATTGGTATTGCTTGGTTGGTGCCGACGACTTCGCGCCGCTTGGTATGTTCGAGCAGTTGGCCGTTCTTGATCCAAACGAGGTTATTATGGCGGGCGTAGGTAATGGCAAGCCGTTACTCATTCACCAAATGATTTCGGGCGAAACAATCCGAGTTGATTTGAACTACAAGGTTGATCTGCTCCCCGGTATAAACATTTTCAGCAAAGGTGCGATGCTTGCTTGTGGCGGTCGCCCTTACCAACTAAAGGGCTGCGAAACGGGTGCAGAAAGAATGTTTAAGGATATTGGCAAAGTCGTTCGCCTCGATGGGTACATCGTGATGTTAAAGTACAAAGATGAGTTAAACTCGTTTGACAAGATAAAGCGGGTGCACTACAACGAGCCAGCAACAAAAGCCGAAATGACATACGTTAATGAGTGCCTCAACCCATAGCATCGACTTCTTTCCCGTTCAACAGCGCGCCCTCGAACACCTTAAGGTGGATTCACCCGTTCGTGTTGTGTTGTTTGGAGGCGCGGCAGGTGGTAGTAAATCGTTCCTTGGGTGCGCGTGGCAGATCATGCGTCGAATAAAGTACGCAGGTTCACGTGGATTGATCGGCCGAAGCAAGCTAGACACGTTAAAGAAAACAACCCTCAACACTTTTTTCGAGGTGGCTGCGATGTTTGGGCTTCGAAGTGGTGTGCATTACACCTTCAACGGCCAGAGTAATATCATTTACTTTGAGAACGGCAGCGAAATAATCTTGAAGGACTTGTTCGCCTACCCCTCCGATCCGAATTTTGATAGTCTTGGATCGTTAGAAATTACCGATTTCTTTATTGACGAGGTAGCGCAAGTGAGTGAGCGGGCGGTATCGGTCGTGCGTTCTCGCGTGAGGTACAAGTTGACTGAATTCGGATTGCAGCCAAAAGGATTAATGACTTGCAACCCGAGTAAGGGTTGGTTATACAACAAGATTTACAAGCCGTGGGTGGAGGGGGTGCTCGATCCGAAGTTCGCCTTCGTTCCCGCATTACCCGGCGACAACCCGAAACTCCCTGAGAGTTACCTCGAAGAGTTGGCAAGTTTGCCCGAGCAACTTCGCAAGCGATTACTGGACGGCGATTGGGATTACGACGAAAGCATTGACGTAATGTTCAAGACTGACGACGTGCTGCGATGTTTCAGAAACGAACTGTTAAGTGGTGAGAAGAGAATAACCGCCGACATTGCGCGCCTTGGTCAAGATAGAACGGTGATCGGTGTGTGGGATGGGCTTACACTTATTGACATTCGGGTGCTCACAAGGGTAGATATAACGGTAACGATTGAAGCGATCCGTGAATTGATGGCAGCACACAAGGTAAGTCTTAAGAGCGTGCTTGTCGATGAGGATGGTATCGGCGGTGGAGTAAAGGACGTTATGAAATGCCTTGGATTCGTTAACGGTAGCAAGGCAACACAGCCCCAGTACATGAACCTAAAGAGCGAGTGTTACTACAAGTTAGCTGACCTTATAGAAAAGGGCAAGGTAACGATGCTTGTGGCGAATGATTACAAAGATAAGATTGCCGCTGAACTAGATATGATCCGCCGCGAGAACGTCGATAAGGATGGTAAGTTAGCGGTAACGCCAAAGGACAAGATTAAGTTACGCCACGGGATCAGCCCCGACTTTGCTGATATGCTAATGATGCGGGCGTACTTTGAGTTAAAGCCCAATTACGGTAAATACTCCTTTGTTTAGAATCGTTCTAAATTTCTATTTTTTGTCATACTGTGTAAAAATTAGATTACATTTGTACACACAATAAAACAAATAAACACTATGGAAAAGACACTAAGAGAATGGTTCGAGATGTTTCCTGAACCATACAGGACACAAGCGATTGAGAATACGGTTGCTTTGAGCGGTGAAAAACGCCTTAAAGAAACAGAACAAAGCGCGGCCGACGCAATAGAATGCGCGTTTATGTGGGATGAAACCAATGAAGAAACAGAAGGAGAAGATTATTGGTACAGCTTTTATCTTCAACTCGACCGAGGCGAAATCGATCTAACAAAACCAAGTGAAGGAGGTAAGCAATGAGACCAATAGAATTTAGAGGGTTAACGGTCGACACTAAAGAAATGGTGTTTGGCGATTTAATTCATGGCGTAGGCGCTAAGAGTGGCAAGGCGTACATTTTGCCAAATGACACAAACTTCGCTTACGTAAAAACAAAAGCAAAGCCTCACGATTTAGACGGTTACGAAGCCCTCCCCGAAACAGTAGGGCAGTTTACAGGCGTAACCGATTGTGAAGATACTAAGGTGTTTGAACACGATAAGATACGCGACTTGCTGTCAGGCGCGGAGTATATCGTTAGGTTTGGATACAATGTAGACGCTGCTTATACGGGTTGGTATGTAGAACCTTGCAATTTTGATGGAAGATTGGTCAGTTTAAGTGCCGACTACGCGTCAGATGGTGGAACAATCAACCAGTACATTAAAGTCATCGGCCACATTCACGAAACAAAAGAAGGAGGTAACAATGGATAGCAAAACAGAAGCACGGGTGATGCAAGAAATTGCCAGCATAGCCACGGATTTAAAGTGGCTGGATAAAGGTGACTTGGATTTTTTCACGTATCAATTAGGTAATGACGCACACCGTATCGACGACAAGTTTAGCAGGATAATCGACGGTCAAGAATACACCTTCATTGTTGAAGGCATGATACAATGGTCAACGAGCGAACTTGCCCGCCAAATTTATTCCCCGATTCATGCACATAAAACGTATGTAGTAATACACGTCGAAGGCGCGGAAGAGATCAACGACAACCTCCAATTGTCCATGCTATTCGCGCACGTTCTGGTCAACAATCTTGCTGTGAAACTTGGAATGGAGGTCATTTAAAAACAAACAATTTAACACGATAAACACAATGTCATCACACTTAACGCAAACAGAAAAGAATGTTTGGAAAGATCAAGTAGAGCAATCGCGCTTATCAGACTTTAACGAGCTAAAATCGTGGCTAAAAACCAAACAAGTTCCTTTTGAAGAAAAGACCAACGGAGTCAATGTAAATGGCTTTTTTGTGAGCAACACCCTAAAGGT